ACAACCTCTTTAATAGTATTGGCAGGAAATTCCCAATTAGACAAAATCTTACGAAACATTTGTTTAATGTCTTTCTTTGGTATTGCTTTGTCTTTGACCATCATACCATTATACCCTGCTTTCGCGTAATTGTCAATAAAGTGCTTTACATCACCAATATATGCACACAAGACTTCGGCAGAGTCATGGTCATCTTCTTTATACGTTAGAATGTGATATTTGTAACCAAGATCGTCTGGCTCAATATATTTGTCTTTGTAACTGTAAACTGTGGAATCAACTTCTGCAACATCCTCAGCTTGAACTACGTGCCATAGTGCGCCGTCGCAAGAATCGAACTCTTTTTGCATTTTAGTCTCCTCATGCTTTTTCTTGTTCTGTTTTCTTATCGAACATGTATCTCGCAATGTACCAAGCATCAACGATGTCAGTAGTAGGCGAGCCCAATTTCGTCGTAGGAGATATTATACTATGTAAATCTACAAAAGTATCCTTTACAAATGCTTCGTACATTTTGTCTTTTGTAGCGTTGCCTTTGCCTGTTGCGTATTTCTTGACAACGGTTGGCGGTACTGTAAAAAAACGATATCCAGCTTTGTATAGCATGTATTTCAGAATACCGCAGTTCTCTGCTAAATTAAAAACTTTTCCTTTAGAACCAAAAGAATAATCCTCGATCATAATGACAACATCTTTCTTGTCAAAGTCTGCAAGAATTGTGAGCACCCACTCAGCGATGTTTTCATATCGTTCCTGGTCTGTCAGGTATTCTTCGTGCTGTTCGCCGAAAATGTTATGAAACTTTCCCTGTACGGTTTTTCTGTCGTTTAGAAAGTAGAAAAAGGAATTTGAGAATGTTTTATCGCGACTAACGCAAACGCAAGGAGAGGTCAGACTGTAATCAATTCCAACGACGAGCATCTTCGTCATCATCTAAACCTAAATCTTCGTCTAGATAATCCTCTTCTTTGTCGTCGTTAAAGTCTAGTTCTTCATTCTCATTGTCATAAAAATCACCGCAAAATGGACAGTGACTTGGAGAATAACTAACTTCGTCATTTTCATACGACAAAGCGAAAGAAGATCCGCAGTTATCGCACACTAATTTAAGATCTGGCATAATTAACCCCTTGTAACAGCAAGAATCTTTTCGATCTGCTTTTTAATTACTGGTTCCCGATTTTCCCATTTGATAATAGGTTTCTCAGGATTCTTCATCAGATTATATAGTAGCGGTAACATCAATCCTTCTAGTTCTTTGAGTTTTACTTTATGCTTTTCTTCAAGTGCTTTGACAAGCGCAGATTGTAGTGTCTGTTCCTGCGCGTCAAGTAATGAATCGATCTTTGTCTGTAATGCTAAAAGTTGATCGCTGTTAGCAACTGGTTGCGCTACTGCTTGTTTTACGATTGGTTCTTCTTCTTCAAAAGAAAACCCAAAATCAAATTCGTTTTCTATATCAGACATTTTTCTTTACCTCGTAATCGTATCGGTCATCATCCGAAAGAACCCATTTAGCAGTATTCTCAACAGACCACATTTGTGTGCCGAGTTTTCTTTCGATGACATTCTGTCCTGGTTTTGTTACAAACGACGGTTCAAATGCTCGACATCTATTGTTAGGTTGAATGGCAAAATTGCCATCATCTAATTTGATCACATGACCGCATTTATGCTGTCCTGGAACTTCACTGAATCCTGTGTCGAGGATATTACGATCTTCTTGCGACCAATCAAATGTAAACAAATAGGTTCCTTCATTCCACTTTTTTTCTCTATCTATATATTTGATTCTTTTATTAACCAAAAAATCAAACTGTGTGACGGAGATATAAGAACTAAAACAATCCCAGAGAACTAGATTGTATAACGTCGCTTGAGGCGCAGGAGTTTTATGGCAGAAGGCATGGATCGGCATGCGAAACCAAAGCCCTTCATCTTCCATGATGAAATGAAATAGCGGCACACGGTGTGGCACAGATGCCACACCGAATACAAGGACTGGAAGATATGTGTCCTTCGCTTCATCGAACTCCACTCGGTTCTGAAGAAAATTGGACCGCACATAACATTCTATGGGCGGGATGTTTGCATTTAAGTATGCCATGTTAGTATATATTAATCGAAAAAGAAGAGGTGAAACAGTCTGGAATCTTCTTTATTCTGACCAAAGTATTCATTAGCCGCATGAATGCATTTAGCGTCAAATAAAACTAATCGATTAAACACATTTCCTGCTGTGTCGACCAGATCAAATTTAGAACGATCATAAAATCCACCATTAAATGCAATGTCAGATCCTGGGTCACCTTCGCATCTGGCTCCTGTTGCTTTGTGAGCAAACAATGAAGTGCCGCTCTGGTATGGTGCATCTGGAGTTAGATATACCATACCAGCCCAAGTTTGATTATCCCAATGATAAACCAATGCATCCTCTGGAGTACAATATTGAAATACTCCATTCATTCCATGCTCTTCCCAAACTGTGATTTTTTTACCTAAAATTTCTTCAAATCGTTGACGCATTTGCGGTGTTCTATATGGTTGTGTTCGTTTTCCTTTGTAATATCTAAGATCTTCGTTATAATTTAATCGTAAAGCAAACTGCCTCACCAACATTGGATCTTCATAAAAATCATCTACAATAAACAAACGCTTTTTTTGTATCTTATTAATTGCAAACGTAGTTCCAATATGCACATTTTTATTAAATTCAACAGCGTTTTTGTGTAGAAATTCAACGAAAGAGCCAGTATCATGATAAAAATTTCTATTGATTAGAAAGAAATAATTAGGGAAAGGATTAGACCGCTCTGGACGCATAAGCATCTCAGTGCATGCTATCATTTTCTTATAGTCCATCAATTCCCAATAGATTTCAGCAAGATGAACTAAATGGTCGTTTCGAGGTGGAGCAAATTGCTCTGATTCTCTAAAATAATCTATTGCTTTATAATGCTCACCAAGAAATCTGTATGCTAAACCTATACTATTCATGGCGAAGTATGCCATCTCATCAATTTTTTTTGCAGTTTTAGTATTACTATAGTCGTGAGTGTAATCTACTATTTGTTGAAAATAAAATATACAACGACGAGCGTATTCTTTTTGATGGATCTCTTTTAATGGAAAAAAATTTCCACGATAACAATCCTCATAACTCTTACCAATGTACCAAAAATGATACAGATCCGTGAGCATTGTCCCTTCACGGATTAATCTTTCTTCCAATTTTAATGCATCACTGATATATTTTGTTGGGACGCTGTAACTTTCACCTTGCGTCTTCCCAGCCATGAGTTTAAACTTAGAACTTAAATTTTTGCGTTGGAAATTTTCGCCAATCCCATCCATATCTAATGCGATGGTTTCGTGCGCAGGATCGTGATTAAAGCGCCATGGTAATCGAGCGTTCCAGATCCACGCTCTAAAATAGATTAATTGATCTGAAATGGAAGTTACATGAAATGATTGTGTAGAATGATCTTCAAACGCAGACCAATCAAACCCCTCATCAATTTCTAAGGTTTCGTCACAATCCATCTTCATGATCCAATCACAACTGTGATCAGTTTTTAAACAAGTTTGTAATAGATGATCGCGATTCCAGCCAAAGTTCACCCAACCTTCTTCGACTTGATACACAAATCCAGGAATGTTATGTTTTTCCTGCCAAGCCTTTACTATTTCTGGTGTTCCATCAGTTGATCCATTGTCTTGTAATATCCAATAATCAATATATGGTGCAACAGATTCCAACATACTTTCGATGTTCTTGGCTTCATTTTTAAACATCGAAATCATACATATGCGACCAGTTTTCGCCATGTTCTTATTGTTAATCATTCAGTTACACCTATATGAATATGATCTGCCCGATCGTACAGACCATTTTTTTGGAGTTCAGAGAATTGTTCTAAAAATAGATTCTTCCACTCACCGACCTGATATAAATGATAAAATATTGCAATCTTACGCATTATATTGTTTTCAAATGTGGGCGTCGTTTATCAGATTTCATTGCAACAAGCCAAGCATCTGTAACTGCAATGTTATCGCTTCTTGGTTCCCAATAGAACGTATCCAATTTAAATGCTTGAAAGCGAATCTTATCGTTTCGAATAAACGATGCTTTATCTTTTCGAGTGTAATACCAAAAACAATTTTCATTCCAGTAACTCACATGAGTTGGATCTTGGAATGCACCACGACCATCGGTAGAGGGCACTTGGATAAATGCCCAACCACCATCTGCGAGCACACGATGAATCTCGCACATAATTTTGTGTTTATCGTATAGATGTTCTATGATGTGTGATGCATAGATGACGCCAACACTGTTATCAGGCAGCGGAATACCATTATTTAAGTCGTGTTTAATATTGCCATCTTCTAAATCAATATTAATATTACATCCTGCTCTAGGATTAATACCGCCACCTAGTTCTACGATATCCAATCCTCTATCTTTAGCATCCTTACATGCTAATTCAAATGCATACTTTTGGAACAATTCAACTGTTCTTTGCTGAATTGCTTGATTGCGCTCTAACCAAGTATTCTCGCCAGTAATTCGATAGATGTACAATGGTTTAGGAATATGCTTCATCTTCGTGTTTAGATAAGTGCGAATCATTAGATCATGATCGTCACAAATATCTAGACTTGGATCATGTCCACCAATTTGAACATAGATATTTCTGCGCCAAGCGCGAACATGGTCTGGTGAATACCAGATAAATGCTAGGCTATGACTGCTTGGTTGGAAACTGTTGTGTGCTATTAAAGTCTTATCTTTCCATTTAAATTCTCTATGCGTCCAACCATAGGCTTCGTTAAATGGTGTAACTTCATCAGTCATATGCCAGATAGCATCATCAGTATACACAAATCCAATGTCTTTTTCTTCAAATGCTTTATCTAATTCTTCTAGACATGTGTCTATTAGAATATCGTCGTGATCAACTTCAACTAGAATCTCACCTAGACCTAGATGGAATGCTTTGTTTTTATTGTATCCAACGCATTTATTTTCGTCGGTGTTTACAACAATCCTAACCTGTGAATCATTTCTAATTTCTTCTTCAATGAGATCGGGAGTGGCGCCTCCGTTTAAGAAGACGATCCACTCCCAATCTTCACATGTTTGATCTTTGATGCTCTTGTAGAG